ATAGTTAAAAATAGAAAAGGAGAAATCACAGGATTCATACCTGTTGATGCTTCTACTATCAGAAGAGCAGCTTTATCTAAAGAAGAAATACAAATAGGTAGAAGAAATAAAGATAATCCTTCATATGTTCAGGTATTAAACAATAAAATTGTTGCTGAGTTTATGCAAGAAGACCTATGTTTCGGCGTCCGTCGTCCAACATCTAACATTAGAAAACGTGGATACGGGAACTCTGAATTACAAGATTTGTATCAGATTTTACATAATCTTTTTAATGCAGAAACATTCAATGCTTCAAACTTTACAAACGGAATCAATACAAATGGTATAATAGCTATTAAAAGTAAGATGAATCCTAAGTTATTTAGAAGTTTTAGAAGAGAGTTTTATCAAATGTTAAATGGTGTAGGTAATGCAAAGCGAACACCACTTATTCAATTAGACCCTGAAGAGAATGAAAGCATATCATCTATCAGTCTTCAAAGCTCAAACCGTGAGATGGAATACAATAACTGGATAAATTATCTAATAAAGATTACATGCGGTATATATCAGATTGACCCTGCTGAAATAGGATTCATATTTGGCACTGAATCACAAAGTTCTTCGTTATTCGGGACAGATCCATCAGCACGTGTTTTAATGGGTAAAGAAAAAGGATTAAGACCTTTGATTCGTTCATTGCAAACATGGTTAAATAGATATGTAATTGACCAAATAGATGATAGATATAGACTTGTATTTACAGGTTTAGACAGTGTTTCTCTAATGGATAAAGTTAAATTAGAAGAACACAAAATGAAATATATGACTATGAATGAGATTCGTGTTAAACACGACTTACCTGAAATTGATGATGGTGATATTATCGCAGCTTATTACGATAAAATTAAAAACACTGTTATTAAAGAAGAAGGCGTTTTAGTTGCTGAAGAATTTGGTGATGATGATAACGAAGCAGGATTAGAAATAGCTGTTGAAGATAAAGAGGAAAGAGAAGACAAGAATGTATCTAAAGAATCTGACGTTATTTCTGTTGATTCAGAAGACAAAGATATGGATAAATACATGGCCGAACTTGAAAAAGCTCGCAGCGAATCAATCATTCCTCCTCAATATATTGCTGATAATGCACAAAAAGCATTAGATGCTAAAGAAAAATATGATTTAAAAGATTACGGCACACCAGTAGGATGGAAAAGAGCACGTCAATTAGCAAATAGAGAAGTAATATCATATGATACAGTAAAACGTATGTATAGTTTCTTAAAAAGACATGAAAAGAACGCTGAAATAGGTAAAGGCAAAGAATACCACGAAGATAAAGGTGCAGTAATGTATGACGCGTGGGGCGGCAAAGAAGCTATTAAGTGGTGTGAAAAAATAATGAATCAACAAGAATCAAAAGATAAGTAATAAATAAGTGGAGAGATTTATGACACAAAAACAATACGACGAATTACAAAAACAAATTGATTTGTGGGAATCACTATCTAATAAACAAACAGATAAAGTATATCCTTCAGAATATAATAACAAACAACATATAAATACCTTACCTATTAGCTATACAAGTAGGAATCAAAAATGAGTTTTTTAGAATTATTACAAAAATCAAGAGAACAAGCTAAGGCTGATTTACAAAAACGTAAAGTTGATTTAGATGGCGACGGTGAATCACATCCTGCTCAATACTTCGAAGGTCTTGATGAAGAGACTAAACGTAAGCGTGAAAAAGAAATGGAACGCCGTAAAAAAATATATGAAGAAACAGGAAAGCCAGTTTATGGTCCTTTACCTGGAGACGAAGATATAGATAAGGCTAAACAAAATAAAGGCACTAAGTCTAAGAAAGCTGATGAAGTAAGAGAAGAAATAAAGAAACCTGGCAAAGCTGAATTTATTAGAGCATGCAGTAAAGTTTCAGGCGTTTCTAAAAAGATTATTGAAACAGTTTATGATAAAGGATTAGCAGCATATGCCACTTCAGGACATAGACCGGGTCAAACACCACAGTCGTGGTCGAGGGCCCGTGTATATGCCTTTTTGTTTGATTCAAAGAGTGGTGCTCGTAAAGCTGACAAGGACTTATGGGATAAGCATTTAGAGAATAAGAGAAATAAGTCAGTAAATAAAAGCGAAGAAACTAATAGTAATATACCTAAAGACAAAGAAATATTAACAGAGAATAACACAGACACTCTAAAAAAAACAATTACATTAGGTGATTTAATCATAGCTGAATCAACCGCTGCGATAAAAAGCTCTAAAGCATTGAAAAACGTAAATGCAGCAAAAAGATTAGCTAATAAATTATCAAAAGGACATATAACACATTCTGAGCTTCAAAAATGTTTTAAAATGCAGGATAGATTCTCGCATAATAAAAACATAAACTACAAACTTGTAGGCGGAGAGCCAATGGCACATTTAAAACAGCTTTTAAATAAAGGAATAGATTTGAATGTTGCGTTAAATACACAATATACGGAGAACAAAGATGAGTAAATTAGACGTTTTCTCTTCATTTCAGCCTTTAACATTAGATTTATCTAAAGCTGATGATGATAAAGATACAATAGAAATAGAAGGCATTGCGACAACTGAGCATGAAGATACTGCGGGTGAGATAATCCTTCAGGAAGGTTTAGATTGGAGTTATTGTCTAAAGAATGGTAGCTTTAATTATGACCATTCTAATGAGCCTAAGTTTATTATGGGAGCTCCTCAATCTGTTAAGAAGTTGATTCATAATGGAAAAGCTGCTACATCTATTAAAGGTGTGCTTTATGCTCGTAAGCAAATTGTGCAAGACTTAGTAGAAAACTATAAAGCAATGAAAAGTGCTGGTCAAATTAGACACTTAGGTTTTTCAATTGAAGGTCAAGTCCTTACAAGAGATAATAAACAACCTCATATTATTACAAGAGCTCGAGTCCTTAACGTATCTTTAACACATAATCCTTGTAATACAGAAGCAACTGTTGCAATGGTTAAAAGTATTTTAGCTAATATAGAGAAAGAGGAAGAAATGGTAAAGAGTGAATATGCTGATCAGCCTATGAGTTATCGTCAAGCCGAGCAGCTTAAAGAATATTCTGATAAATTATGTTTATTGCTTGATTCAATGGGTGAAGATGCAGATCTTCCAGAATGGACACAAAGTAAAATCACTAAAGCATTAGATTATGTTCAGGCTGTTTATCACTATCTTGAAAGCGACGACAAAAAAGAGAAAGATGAGTTATCTATGGATAAAGCTGAGATTAAATATGAAGACGGCGAAAGTGCTGAAGACAAAGCTAAGAAACTTTTAGAAAGACACCCTGAATTGAAAGATGAAGAAATTATGACAGAAATACACAATCTTATCAGTAAGAAATATTCTGACGAAGAAATGGACAAAATGGATTCAAAACAACTTATTGAATACATCAGATTCCTTGAAGGTCTAAAAAAAGATTACATGGATTCTGAATCAAAAGCTGAATCAGATAAAAAATGTGATGATTGTGAAGACTGCGAAGGTGATTGTGAAGAATGTCCTAAATGCCGTGAGCGATTAGAAATGGAAAAGCAATCTGATTTAAAGCCAATTCAGCCAGAGAGTTTAGAAGATGATGTAATAGCTTCAAGTGATATGAACATTGGTTATGAAGAAGATATGGTCGAAGATTTAGATTTAGAAGACCAAGAAGATGTATTATCACGTGAAGACTTAAAAGCACTAATTATTGAAATGCTTAAAATGAATCTTCCTATCGAAAAGATTCTTGAAAAGATTAAAGAATATTATAAATAGAGCAACCCAGATTGCTCCTGTTTTAATCTTTACAGGATTTTAATAGGTTTATATAAAATAAATAAAAATTAATTTCTAAATAAAAATAAAGAAAACTTAAAAAACCTAACATTTATTAAGTCATCATTGTAAATTGACATCTAAACAAATAATCTTCGAACTTTTTTTTTAAAAAAGGCCGAGAAACAGATATATAATAATGTAGAGGACAGCACTTATGCTGTGAATGTTTTTATTGATTGAGCAATAGAAGTGTATTTTATTTGCGCAAACTCCTAAACAATGTTCATTACCCTTTTATGCTATTAGCTATTATAAATATTAAAAACAGGAGAACTTATGTTAGAGAACACTAATAAAGTAGAAGAGATTCTCAACGAAATCAAAGAGAATCTCGAAGTCGAAAACAAAGTTTCTTCAGAAATAGCAAAATCAGCGGATGGTTTAATTGCAGCACAACTTGAAAAATTCGAAGTGTTGTCGAAATCTGTTGATGCAGTTTCTGAGAAACTAGATAACATTTTGAATACTATTTCAGAACTTAACATTCCATCACAGGATGAGATTGAAAAAGCAATCGAAGTTAAGGCTGAAGAATTGAGTAAAACAGTTGAAGAAAAAGATGCAGAGCACAAAGTTGAAATTGAAGAGCTTTCTAAAAAAGTAGAAGATCTTGAAAACGAGCCTGTTGTCAAATCAGCAACTGTTGTTGTAGAAAAAGTAGAAGAAGAAGTTGTTGAAACTCTTGCACCTACTCGTGATGAACTAATTAAAACAGCTATGGCAGAGCTTCCAACTGCCGACTACCAAAGAAAAAGCCAGCTATTCAAAGCGATTAGTCGTTTAGAAGCAGGCGTATCAATTGATAAAATAAACTTTTAAGGAGAAACACATATGTTACCTAATATCAATGAAAATGTAACTATCAATGAATTGACCCGTCTAAACGACTCTTTACGCAAAAATAGCCAAGTTGGTTATCAAAGCAACTCAATGGGCTCCGGCTCACTTGCTCCTCTCGTAGCACAATCAATCGAAGGAACTTTAGCTTCTGCTGCTCACACTATGCGTGATTTGGCTCTATGGCCAATGCTTCCTAAGATTCAAGCAAGTAATACTCTTCATGAGTATGCTGTAATTTCACAGCATGGTGAAGACCTTGACCCATTCATCGCTGAAGGTGGTGGAAGTGAATTCGGTGCAACTGCAAGCCAATATGAGCGTAAATCAGTAAAGATTAAATACATGGCAGAGAAAAGAAGCATTTCTGATGTTTCTACTCTTGTTGGTATCGTAGGTCCTAATGCTGACGCACTTGCTGAAGAGACTGAAAGAGGCACAATGAGCCTTCTTCGTAAAATGGAAGTTCAATTATTCCACGGTGATGAAGATGTTAATTCTCTTGCTTTCGACGGTGTTCTTAAGCAAATCGAGCGTGATTTAGACGGAACTCGTAATCCATTCCAATTCGGTAAGCCTTTCAGTGAGAATCAAGAAGACCTTCAAGGTGCTTCTTTAACTGGTAGCAAACTTCACGAAGTTCTTGGTGAGTTATATAGTGCTCCTCGTTTCGGTAATCCTGACGCAATCTTTATGAGTCCTAAAGCATACAGTAAATTGATTGCTGATTCAGCTGCTAACGGTCGTCATGATTCTATGGTTCTTGTAAATCAAGGAGACCAAGGCGTTCATACTTTAGGTGCTGGACCTCGTATCCACATTATGGGACCTATGGGACCCGTACCTGTTGTAGCTGCTCCATTTATCAGTCGTCGTCTTGCTCCACCTCGTGTTAAGTCTGCTGGATCTGATTTCACTCTTCCAAGTGATGCAGCTGGTAATGATTTCACTTCACAAGGTATTGATACTGACGGTAATTATCGTGCTGCTGTAACTGCAATCAATGCTGACCTTGCTACTGGTGTAGGCTGGGATCCAACTGGTAATGGCGAGCACCAAGGTGATTATCGCTATGTATTCGTATATGTTAATAAAAAAGGTTATTCTGCGCCATTTATGAGTGCTTCTGTTGATGCACACGACGGTCAAATTCCTAAGTTCCAACTTGCTGGTCCTTCTGCTGGTGTTGCTGATTACGTTCGTATCTATCGTTGTAAGGGCAACCTTAGCGATGCACAATGTCTTCGTCAGGCACAGCTTATCGGTGAAGTTAAGACTGCTGAAATTGTTGCAGCTCCTTGGTTTGACGCAGGATTTGAGAGAAATGATTGCTCAAGCGTTCTTATCTCTCAAATGGACCCACAATGTATCGAATTTGCTCGTCTCCTCGATTTCATTCGTCGTCCTTT